TATATGTATACTCTGGCGGAGTATATTATGACATACACCCTATTAGAACAACATTAACAGGCGCTACTTTTACAAGTACATTAAATCAAAATGTTCTTACAATTACATGTAGTGGTGTACATGGATTGGCTGAACAAGACATTGTAATGTTAGACAGTGTGACTATTCCTGCTTCATCAAGTTATACTGCTGCTGATTTTGAAGATAAAAAATTTATGGTGACTGCCATACCTACAACCACTACTTTTACTATTACAATGACTGCTACTGAAACAGGCACACCAATGAGCACAACAGGATCAACATCTGTTTTATGTTATTATCACGTAGGACCAGCACAACAACTTGGAGGTTTTGGTTGGGGTACAGGTTTATATGGTGGGACAGCTTTAGGTGCAGCTACAACTACGTTAGCAACAGCTTTAACAGATTTAACAACAACAGATATTGTATTAGCAAACACGGCAGCATTTCCATCTTCAGGAGAAATTAGAATAGGCACAGAAGATATAAGTTTTACAAATAACAATACCTCTACAAACACTTTAAGTGGAGGAGCTAGAGGAGCTAATGGGACAACAAAAGCAACACATAGTGGTGGTGCAAGCGTTTTAAATATATCTGATTATGTTGCATGGGGTGACCCTTCTGATGCTGACTTTACCATTAATCCTGGAATGTGGATATTAGATAACTATGGTACAAAATTAATTGCACTTATATATAATGGCCAATGTTTTGAATGGGACGCATCTGCTTCTAATGCTACGTCTGTAAGAGCAACACTATTAGCTAATGCCCCTACAGCATCACGTCATGTATTAGTATCTACACCAGACAGACACTTAGTATTTTTTGGTACAGAAACTACAGTTGGTAATACTGCTACACAAGACGACATGTTTATTAGATTTTCTGACCAAGAAAATATTGATGGCACAGATGCATATACAGTTAAAGCAAACAATACTGCAGGTACACAAAGACTTGCTGATGGTTCTAAAATTATGGGAGCTATTAAAGGTAGAGATGCAATTTATGTGTGGACCGATACTGCATTGTTTCTTATGAAGTTTGTAGGTCAACCATTTACCTTTTCATTCGAACAAGTAGGAACTAACTGTGGATTATTTGGTAAAAATGCTTGTATAGAGGTTGATGGTTCTGCATACTGGATGTCAGAGAATGGTTTTTTTACTTACGATGGTCAATTAAAATCTCTACCATGTCTTGTTGAAGATCATGTATATGATGATATCAATGCTGTATCTAGAGATCTTATCAATGCAGGTTTAAATAATTTGTTTGGTGAGATAAGTTGGTTTTATTGCACGTCTGCATCAGATGCTGTTAATAGAGTGGTTACTTATAACTATTTAGACTCTACTCCCAAACGTCCTATTTGGACAACAGGTACATTGCCTAGGACAGCGTGGCAAGATTCTGCAGTATTTGATAAACCACACGCAACTTTTTATGATTCAACAGACAATGCCTCTAGCGAATGTATTGGAAACACTGATGGTATTACTATATACTATAAACAAGAAACAGGGACCGATCAAATTAATGCTGGTGGTGCAACAACTGCTGTTATTGGTACGATTACATCTGGTGATTTTGACATTACTCAACGTAGAAGTAACACCGGACAGACAGTAGGAATGCCAGATCTTAGAGGAGACGGTGAATACATTATGAGAATACAAAGATTTATACCAGATTTTATTTCACAGACAGGTAATACTAGAGTTAGTTTTGTAACAAGAAACTATCCAAATAGTTCTGGAACCACAACTAACTTTGACGTAAGTTCTACTACAACTAAAAAAGATACACGACTACGAGCAAGATCTATTGCTATTAAAGTTGCTAACACTACAACTAATGAAGATTGGAAACTTGGTACATTTAGATTAGACATTGCACCAGGAGGTAGAAGATAATGAACGACACTTATTTTTTTGGTAAACGAATGAATCTTAATCAAGGTGGTAGAGTTAAGTTTAATCAAGGCGGACCAGGTTTTTATAATCAAGCAGATCAAGAACTATACGCAGGAGGTTTACAATATTTACCTCAAGAACAATATAGATTAGGTTTAGGCACTAACACAGGCCAACCTAATATGTTAGATATATCTGGAAGTAGTTTACCAACTACTGGAATTATGACTCAAGCAAATACATCGGTAGCACCATATCCATATCCTATGAATCAAGGAGGAGGAGAAGGAGGAGGACTACCAATAGAATCTAATAGAACAAATCAAGATGATGACGATGATGACCAGAATACAACTGCAACAAGTGGTAAGTTTGGCATTGGTACATTAGCTAGTATACTTGGTTTTGTAACAAACCCTCTTGGGTTTTTAGCTGGAAAAATTGCTAAAAAAGGTTACGAAAATTATAAAGATCCTTATAAAGACATTACTGGTGGTTTAAACAAACAAACTAGAGATGCTATTAGTAGAGAAAGAGGAAATCAAGGTTCTTCAGATTATGGAAACCCTGGCGGAACTAGTGGAGCGATGAATGATTCTAATGCTGGTACATATTGTTTTGATCCAAGCACTCCGATTCAAATGGCAGATGGTTCAACTAAAGAAATTAAAAACATTCAACTTGGTGATAATACTAAAGGTGGAGAAGTTACTGGTGTATTTCAATTTAAAGCAACTGACGAGATTCACGACTATAAAGGTGTTACTGTTGCAGGTAGTCACTACGTTAAAGAAGATGGTAGATTTATTATGGTTAAAGATAGTCCAATATCTGTTAAGATTGATAAGATACCAGTTGTTTATTCGCTAGATACAACTGGCCGAAGAATATTTATCAACGATATTGAGTTTGCTGACTACAATGGTGATGGTGTTGCTAAAAATTTCTTAACAAATGCTGGTGTAGATTTAACAGGATTTAATAAAGAAGTATTGAGACAAGTAGAACACAGGTTAATTTAATGGCAAAGATAGTAGAATCATTAACTAGAGCAGAACCAGAATACAGTCAAAGAAATATACAATCTTTGGTCAGGGATCTTGACTCTGTAATTACAAAATTAAACAGTACATTTCAAGATGAGGTTAAACAGGAGATAGAAGCTAAAAGTTTCTTTTTAGAATAATGGCAGTAGTAAACCAATATAGATTTTACGGTAAAACAACGACAGCTGCAGAAACTGTAAACATGTTATCACCAGCTGTTAACGAAACTATTATAATAAAATCTTTAAGAGTTACAAATAAATCAGGTTCAAATACGCCAACGGTGACTATTAAAAACAACGCATTTGAGATTGTTAATACACAAACATTAGTAGCTGCTACCAGTGTAGAAATATTAACCTTGCCTTTAATTTTAGAAGGTGGAACTGCATTATCCTATACTACAGCAGGCACTGTGTCCGACGGAGTAGTATTTGGTATTAGTTATCTTAATATATTGAAGGAAAAAATAGACTAATGGAAGTAAAAAACGCTAAGGTTGAGACTACTTATAGACATAAAAAAACTGGTCAACTTTTTAAGGAAAGAAAAGACTGGGAAAGTAAAGGTTTTAAGAACGAAGAAATGGCACAAGACGTAAAAGTTATAATGCCTCCTCTTGATTTGTTCTCAAAAACCAAGTAAACATAGGAATTAAGGTAAAATTATGGCAATATCTAGAATGCAAGAACCCAAACAATTAATGAGCAATGGTGGAATTTTAACACTAGAAGATGCTAAAAGAATGGCTCCTCCAGGAGAATCTTTAGCATACATTAATAAAGATGAAGCTAGGTTATTAAAATCTAGAGGTGGTGCTGGTGAAGATATTAATGGAACTGGTATTAAATCTTACTTTCTAAAAAAAGCTTTTAAAAAAGCCAAGCGAGCTGTAAAAAAAATATCTAAATCAAAACTAGGAAAGGCTGCACTATTAGCAGGTGGAGCTTATTTAACTGGTGGATTTATGCCTGGTGGTGGTGGACTTACTGGAGGTATGGCTAATTTTAGAAATCTTGGTAGTGGTATTGGTAGTTTATTTAATTCAGGTAGACAAGCAATTGCAAATAGATTTACACCTAAAGCTGCTACAGGTTTTTTTAGACCCAACATGAGAGATGTTGCTGGACCGGTTCAAAAAGCAAGTTTCTTTTCAAAACTAAATCCTTTTGGTAAAAACTTTGATTCTAAAACAGCTTTCCTTACAGGAGGTGCTTTAGCAACTGCAGCACCTTTTATAGCAGACGCTATGGCTCCTGAAGAAGTAGAAGAAGAAGTTGATGTAATGGATGTTGGTGCTATTAGACAAAAAGCAAGAGATTATTACCAAGGTCTTGGTGGAAAAGATTTAGCGTTTATGCCTCAAAAACAATTTGTACAAAAAAATTTTTATGAAGCAAATGCTGATGGTGGTAGAGTAGGATTAATGAATGGTGGTGGTGCAGAAAACGCACAAGCAGAACAAATGTTAATGGCAGAGTATGTTAAATACAAAAACAAAGGTGGCACATTATCTTTTGAACAATTTGTAAAAGCAGTAATGCAGGCCCAACAAGAACAACAGATGGCTCCAGGTGCAGGTATGGAACAACCAATGGCGATGGCAGCTAATGGTGGTAGAATAGGATTTAGTAATGGTGAGATGGCTATTGATGAAAACACAATGGCAATGATTATAGACATGAATAATAAAGGAATAGATATATCGACTATATCTAGTATTACTGAAACTCCTGTTGAAACTATCACTGAAATTATATCTTCAATGACACAACAAGCTAATGGTGGATTAACGAGTGTACCAGGATATGGAACGCCTGTAGGAACTAACAAATTTGACTATCCTAGTGGTGGAGTAAGAGTTGGTAAACAAGAAGGTGGCATTATGGACACTGAAGCAGCTGAAATGATTGACATGGGTGGTATGGAAAAAGATTATAGAAACGAAGGTGGTTTTGTAGCAATGGGTGGCGAAGAAAGAGCTGATGATGTGCCTGCTAGACTATCAAAAAATGAGTTTGTATTTACAGCAGATGCTGTTAGAAATGCAGGAGGCGGCGATATAGATAAAGGCGCTGAAGTTATGGAAAATTTAATGGATAATTTAGAAGCAGGTGGTGAAGTTTCTGAAGAGTCACAAGGTTTAGAAGGTGCGCAAGCAATGTATGATCAACAACAAATGTTACAATCAAGGATGATATAATGGCAATTTCAGATTTTATAGAACCGGCGATAAAAGATTACGCAACACAGGCAACGGCCACTTACTCGGCACCTATTGATACAAGTAAATTTACTGGTAGACAATTTGTTGCTGGTGAAGATCCATTACAAACACAAGCAATTAACATTGCACAACAAGGTGTAGGTTCTTATCAACCATTTTTATCTGCA